GTGGAGCGCAGACCGGCGAGGGTCTCGTAGCTGCCAGAGCGATTTGGGTCGGCCTTGAGCAACATGTCACGGCCGCGTTGAGCGGGCATGGGTGTCCTTTCTCTTTTAAGACATACGAAATGCCTTACGCCCTGCAAGGCGGGGTGCCGTGCAAGGGGGGTAAGGCTATCGCGATGACGTGTGGAGCGGTTCGGAGTTACCGGCTCGCTTCAGTGATCTGATCGTAGCGTTCGATGATCTGTTCGGTTTCCAACGCAAAATCGCGCAGGGATTCGGCGGCGGTCGCAGCGCCCTCCACTTCGGCTACATCGGCAATTTCGCGCAGCCGCCCGTGATAATCGCGCAGGTTTGAGACGAAGCCGTCATTGATCTCGCGCATCAAATCCAACTCTTCCGCAGCCCCCGGCGGGGTAATAGCGGCGGAGGGTTGCTGCCCCGCATTGCCGAATGTCGAGACGCCCGGCGGGGGCGCCACTATGGCCTGACGCGGGCCTGCGGTCATCGCGAAAACCAATGCGCCGCCTATGGCAAAAGCAAGGAGCGGCAGCAGGAGCGATTCAAAGCTGAACGCCTGCTTTTTCGGTTCTGGTTCGGGCCAACTCTCATCATCTTGCATCGGTCTTCTCCGGGTTGCGGGCGTGGTTTATCCCGGCGCGGCGTGTTCGACAAGCGCCCGAAAGCGACATGAAGCGCGGCGTAATCGCCCACGTGCTTCGCGGCTGGTCCGGGCGGAGACAAAGCGCAACGAAACGAGATGCCCGGTTTCGAGATCAAGCGCGGCCCCGTCGAGCGCATCAAAGAGCGCGGCCATGGCAGCTTTGACCTCGGCAAAGCCCTTTGCGTCAGACCAGATCGAAAAGGACAGCTCGTGCTCGGACCCGTCACTGTCTTGTGCGGACCAAGCGATGACTGTCTCGTCGCCAAAGACGATATTGGGCAGTGTTGCTTCTTCGGCATGGGGCGGCGCATCATGGATATTCGGACCACCAAGCGCAGTGAGCAACGGTGGATTGGCGCGCAGCGCAGACAGGATTGCGCGTTGCAGGGCTAGGGACAGCTTCATTGGGTCTGGCGCTCCTCGACAAGACAGGTGAGATAACGGCCGCGCCCATCCCGGTCGAAGACAGCGCGGATATCAAAAAGACGGTTATTGATCCGAAAGCGCTGGCTGGCGCGTGGACTAAGGGCGCGCGGACTGCGCATTTGAACACGGTGGGTGATGCGTGTTGCATCGCGGGCGGCCTCGTGGATTTCCTGACCCGAGACCGGCTGGAGCGCGACCCAATGCTCGGCGATTTCGAACCAGGCATCGACCACGCCGCCAGCGCCATCTTCGGCGGGCGTTCGCACTTCGAGCTGGGCAAGGCGGCGCAGGCGCAGTGTTCTGGGCATGAGTTCTCTCCTGTTCTTTGCGCGGATCACAGACGGATGGGGCGGTAAGGGGCGAGAAGGCTCGCCACGCCGAGCGGAATGGCGGTGAGCGAGGATGAGGCGGCCTCGCGGTTTTCGTAGAAATGCGCGGCGAGGAGCTGGACCGCATGGCGCAGATCATCGGGGATATCGTCGGGCGAGGAGCCAAACCCTGACGCAAAGCGGATTTCGGCATGCCCGCCCGGCGGGATTGGTGGCCATGCACCTTCCATTACCGCGAGCCGGGGGCGCGTGGCAGCAGGCTCAATGGTCAGATGGGCGAGTGGTGTGAGAACCCCTGCTTCATCGATGATGTCAGCCGATTCGACCCGTATTGCTGGCAGGATCGGAATGACCGGGTTGCACCAGCTTGTGATCCGCCAGCGCCAGACCTGCTCGATCAGCGCCATATCAAGCCGCGCTTCTATGAGACGCGTCGCGGCGAGGATTAGCCTTGCAAGCTCGTGGGTTTGATCAGTCTCAGGGGCGGCGGAGGGCAGGCGCAGATGCTCGGCGAGATCGGCCGGCGAGATGGGCTGCGCGGTTGGCGGGATGACGCGGGCAAGCTGGCTCATTCTTCTTCTTTTTTATTGCGATGCCGGATGAAAAACCGGTGCCCACTTTTCCTGGCGTCGCTCCGGCATCATCGAAGCGAGGGAAGCAGGCTGGTTGGCGAAAATTCTCCCCGGCGCGGCGGGCGCAAAGGTGCGCGGGATGGCGGGGTCCGCGCCGGGGAGAGGGGCTGCGAAGCGCAGGCCATGCGAGGTGTGGCCGTGCAAAGGTCTCGCAGCGATACCCTGCGGGAGAACAAGCCGCAGGGCGTTCACCGCACAAAGGCGCGGTGAAGACGGTTCCGCAGAAAGCGGAAAACGGGGGTTAGCTAATGGTCTTGAGCGCGGGCGCTCTGGTCGATACGCCTGAGGTTAGCTCGCCGAGAACTTCAGCAGCTTGATCCCGGCGAAATCCGTGACGCCTCCACCAACGCGGCGCGTGGCGTAGAACAGCACATGGGGCTTGGCCGAGTAAGGAGCGCGAAGAACGCGCAGGTCCGGTCGCTCGGCAATCGTATAGGCGGCGCGGAAATCTCCAAAGGCAATGGCCGTCGCATCCGCAGCAATATCCGGCATGTCTTCCGCGATCACCACCGGATAGCCCAAAAGACGCGAGGGCTGGCTCTCGGCCAGACTTTCCGCCCAGATATATCG